TCAGTGACCGAAACAGAACCCAAACGCAGGCTGTCAAAGTACGCATTGTTAAAGACGTTCGCCGCTACCGCGCCAGTTCCAGCCCCGTTGAAAAACACAACCGCTGTCGTTCCTTGAGGAACGTCGTAGTCGTTGGACGCACTATATGTGCCTTGAAACAACCTAATAACCCGTGTTCCACCAAGATCATTGCGAACATATATAATCTTTTCAGAATCGTTAGGCGTCAGTTGGACGTAAACAGTCGCATCTGCGGCGCCAGGTGTTCCCGTAAAAACAACCAAACGATTGCGTCCGTTTGAATTTGCACCGTCGCTGATCGGAAGAGAGTTAGGGGATCCTGAACTTCCCGCGGAAGTCAGGGCTATCGAAACCTGACCATCAAGCGCAGTATCCAAAAGCTCCATGTTTGTGTTTGTTGTATCGCCCCATGTGCCGGACTGTTCACCTGTGCCAATGAGCTCGATACCGTTATTTAATGTATATGTACTAGGCATGTTTCTATCCTATGCTGCTTCTCGGGTCCAACCTGGAGATTGCGAAGGAGTTTCGCTAGACCACCCAGGGGATTGTGTTGGTTGTTCGGGAGTATAGCTTGGATCTTGATTTGGAACAATACGTCCCCAAACAAGAACCTGACCAACCTGCCCAGTGGCAGATACTCCAGTGACATTAACATCTACAGACGTAGTGGTGGTAACAGAACCAACGGCTCCTGTGGCCTCAACGCCAGTGACATCAATAAACGAAATTGTTTCAACAGTAACACCGCCAACGTTGCCCGTCGCCTCAAGACCTGAAGGCAGGACACGCGCCGCTGCTGTTACCGTGACGGCGCCGACCGCTGCTGTAGCTTCAAGCCCAGTTACGGGGACGATTGCGTCGGCATCCACTGTAACAGTGCCGACATTGCCCGTGGCAGCTAAACCAGTAACAGAGATATTGGCGTTACCAATAACGGTAGCTGTTCCTACCTGCCCTGTCGCCTCTACCCCCGTCGGGAACACGTTGGCTTTCGCTACAACGGTTACTGTTCCCACCGACGCGGTGGCTTCCAACCCAGTTACAGGCACATTAGCCTCCGCAACAACTGTTACGGAACCAACTGAACCTGTTGCTTTAGGAAGGTCTGTTTGACCCCACGGCATATCGCCCCAACCGAAGCGGGACCAACCGCCGATTGGAACGATGATATCTGCCATTAGGCTATCCGGATTATAGCGTTACTTGCGTCCGCTGTTGGAAAAACAATGGTGAAATCCCCTGCCGTTGACGTTTTGTCCGCGCCAAAATCTAACACAACAACTGCCGGATTAGTTACCGAAAGAGATGTGGTATTCGGAGTAGTGTTATAAATCACTGCTCCACGCGCCGTAATCGTCGCCGTAGAAAACGTCAGGTTTTGAAAGTCAGTCAGTGCTGTAGTGCCGCTAGAAGTTGGATCTACACAAGTTAACGCTCCACCCCCCGCCGTATACCCTGTTCCGCTTACCTCGTTGTTTGTAGCGTAGTTCTCTACACTAGCGTCCATAGTGCTTCCAGAACCGCCCATATCAGAAGGAACAGCACTGTTAGTGTATAGCGCCAGTTTAAAGGTGTCTCCGTTAGCGAGATCAAAATCATGGACACCAAACAAGAGCTCTTTCTTGAATGATGTGCTCATTGCATTTCCAGAAAAAGCCATGTCACATTCTCCTTATAAGTTCCGCAAGCTCTGGGTGCCCTGCGTCTGTGAGTGCATTATATATCGTGGTTCTGTCACTTTTGATAGCTTCTCGTAAATAAAACTCTACGACCTTTACAACCTGTTTTTTAAACGCATTTGCTTGCGCCTGTATTGCAGGATGCGAGCCATCCGAAACAGAAATAATTTTATCCGCACACCGTCCTGCAACTTCTTCCGGAGAAAAGCCTCGACCTTGAGTGGTGTGTACCTCTACCTTAAAGTCGTTTGATAATTCTAAACCTGGCATCATGATCTAGGAGTCCTCAAAGTACCATAACGGTACTCGTCTATTGTCTCTTGAGCCTCGCCCAAGTTCTTCAGTCTGGAGACACCCTCGCCATATCGCTGCATATACATCTGCATAAGGTTCGGATCCCCTTTCATAAATGTATACGCTTCTACCAACGATCCGTAAAGCAAAGCTATTTCAGCATTTGTGCTTAACCAACTGGTGCCACTGTCTGCCCCAGCAGTCAAAGAGGCTGGGCGATACAGATAATGTATGTCCACAGTGTAGTTAGCGTTAGGAGTTGGAGCCAAAATAAAGTTATCAACGTCGAACTGGGCGTAGTATCTCGGTTGTCCCGTCGTCGTCGGATCGGGGGTGTATGTCTGTACAAAGTCTAAGTCCTTAAATAACAGGAACTCAGCATCCCCACTCACATCAATGCTCAACGAAAACGGAGCAAGAAAATCAGACGGAGCAGCCAAATACTGATTTCCGGTCGTCATAGTCCCCGCTTGATTCTTTTGAAACAGATTTAGCTGCACACTTTTAAGTATGCGCTCCTCCGCCAACCTAATAAATAAAGGCAGGTTGTTCACAAACGTTGTCTCGTCGTTCTCGGTGTAATCCTGAATGGCTTGCTTCAGTTCGCCGTATGTCATTGTCATGTTGTCACCGTCACTATGCCGACCTTACCTATCGCACGAATACGCTCCAATGTAGGCGCTTCGACGGTCGGAGTGTCAACGTACACCTGTAATGCTTCTGCTTGATCTGGTCGTGGATTACGAAGAGCCTGCGGATCGGGAGAAGCTTTAGGAGGAAATAATTGTGGGTGCTTGGGGTCAAACTCGTCAGGACCTACCTTGGCACCCGTCCACTCAACCTGCATCTCACGCAGACGGTAACGGCGACCAGACCGATCAGATATTCCCCATGCGTGTTTACCCGATGCGTATGGCATTAAACCCTCAAATAACGAATGCTAGGCTGCAACTTCAACGGAACTCGATCCTCGTCTTCGTCAGCAGCGCGTTGGAATTCTTCCTCGTATACAGACTTTAAAAGCTGTAGACGCTCTGGAGCCCGCTTCATCGCAAGATAGTAAGCAAGACCAGCAACCATACAAGGATAAAACCTAAAAGGCATGTCAGTAGTGTTGACAAGATTATCTGCGTCCTCAATCCGTTGCACATAGTAGTAGATAATTTGGTCCGTAGAGTTCTCAGGAACAGCCCATAAATTAATTACAGGATTAATCTGCCTATTGAACCAAAACTGACTAGGCCGACCCTGAGTCGTTTTGTTAGGCAAAGTAACGTAATCCCCACGACTGATCCGCTGGACTTCATAGTCTGTGTTGTCCCTGCGAAGAACAATCTCCAAGACATCAACTACATCCGGCAGCAATGTTTCCGCAGCTTGACCTTGCGTAAGGGTGATCGTCCCCTGCTCAACGGTCCACATGTTGATCCCACGGTTTGCCCAGTCCGCAAACATCAGGTTCAAGGACCGACGCGCCGTCCGCGCATCGTAGCCAGTGCGAACTTCTAATCCGCACCGCTCATATGCTTCCTCGATTATCTCACCGACATCGAGATTAAAGTCTCTTGATCCTGAAGTTGCCATATCGTTAACTCATATTTGTGTCACGAACGCCGCGACCAGCCATTACACAACCACCATTCATGTAGCCGACTTTACCACCGCGCATCATGCCGTTTACTTTACCGCCGCGCATCATTTTTACAGGGCCTCCGCGCATCATGCCGTTTACTTTACCGCCGCGCATCATGCCTTTAACACCACGCCCTTTAAGAACGTCTGCTTGCGTTACCTTACCGTCTCCGGTTAAATCAGGGAAATTTTTACCCGGCATTTTATATACTCCTGTTTCTACGGCCTAAGATGTGCCGTTCATAGTCTTGGGGATCATAGTTTGTATAATACCCTAGTTTTTCCAACTTTGCAGCAGCATTTTCTAACTCAGACCAACGCTGTATAAAAACAATGGCATGCTCTCTCAAATACGCAAGCAGCCATATGTCAATTCCTACTGACGCAAAAAACTTGTTGAGCGCCATACACTCTTCTTCTAATCGATCATAGTCGTAATCGTAGTCATAATCAAAGACCATCGTGACTTTGTATCCAGTGTTGAAAAACTTTGATGTCTCGTGCAGAACATCCGCCCACAATCCATCCGACACTAAAATCTTTACTTCATGGTTTTGAACCGCAGGCAAAGCAAAAGGACAGGCCGCTACACCGTTAGTATGCGCGGTAGGCCTTGATAGTTCTTCTGCCCATTCTCGTATCAATACACTCTCACCAATCCGCCATCAGCTTTTTTGTTCTTCCAACTTATTCTCTTTGACGACTTTTTCTTTTTAGAAGCAGACGTACATTGCGCCATAGTAGGACGACACGCTGGGTAACTTTTTCTCTTCTCGCCCTTTTTGCGACCACAAGGCTTTCCTGTTTTACAATCAACCCAGCCCTTACCATCGTTCTGAGAAAACCATTCCCGCAAAGAGTTTTTCTTCTTCGCCATCAGAAATGCCTCGTACTTTTACGCTTGCCTTCTTCTACGCAGCCACAACCCGAAGCAATTATACCGCCCCCTTTATACCGATTCTTTGCTGGACGTTTAGGGTTGTCAACTGAAGCAATCAATCCGCCGTCAGCCTTCTTGTTCTTTTTAGTAGAGTTTCCCCAGTTTGCGGCCCCTACCTTTCGACATTTCGACAGGGCCCCCGAAGCGTAGGCGCTGGGCCACACCTTGTACCGGGCTTTTACCTTTCGGTAACACGCGTCCTTTTTTGTCTTTTTTTCTGCCATTACTGATTTCCTCTGGAGGCTTGGATACCTGGAACGGAATGGATGTTCTGCTGATGCTCATTATACCGTGCGCTCCTTACTAAAAAATCCTGCCACATAGGCTTGATCATATCGTAGTTTTCACCGACCCGATAAGTGATTACCGCTGTTTCAGCTTTGAGTTGATAAAGCTGCAATGCGCCCCAACTCAGAAGTCCAACAGTCAGAATTGACGCAACGTTATTAAAATCAACCCTCATCACCACGCCTTACACGACCAATACTTGGCCTTTAATTTATCTAAGGTTCCTTTGTCACAACCGTGACGAGCTCGAAAAGATTTCCTGCGTTTAGGGTTGTCTTTCTTAATAGACATATTGGCGTCCCCGAAACGAATTATTTTTTCTTTACCTTTAGCACAAGCTTTAACAACCGACTTTTTCCCACCGGATATCTGGCGTTTAGGCTTGTTGCATTTCATCTTGGACTTGTCGATCTTTGCCATAACTATTCCACAATTACTGATATGGTGGTATTGGCGGGAATCGAAGCGTACACACCTTTTTTAGCTAGTATACCATCCCCAGGGAGAAATATCTCGTCCATACCTTGAGAAGTTTCATCTACTCTGAGTAATACTTTTCCTGACGCTTCTGACGCGTTGTCATAAAGTACAACATGCCCAGTGGCTCCAGACTCATAAGTCAAAAGTACACCTTGTAGACGACAGCGCCGTTGGACCAACGCTGCCGAAGTTTGTGAGTAAAACGATGTTACCTCACTACCAACCATATTACCTCCTAAGACAATATGATTGTGAGTTGGTTTGCAGAACCCGTAAATGCAGCTATGTACACTCCCGCGCTGGCTACGATGCCGTCATCCGGAATGTTCATAACATGATGACCTGCGGGGAATGTCTGCGTGAGCAAAACATCACCACTAGCGTCACCGTTCTTTATAGTAAACGCGCCCGCTGCGGCGGCATAAATCACCACTTGACGAAGCCGGGACCGAGTTGGTCCGACAATCGCCGCCGAGGTTCCTTGAACCCAATTATATGCTGTTACTGGACCAGCCATGATTTATCTCCTTATCCTGCGGAGACAGTTACAACACCTGAATTGCTGTACAGTTGACCTGCTACAGATGGGTCAGAAGTCGGAAGGTCGCTGATAATTACGACACTGTTTGTGCCGTTGTGAGAAATAGAAATATTGTCCGTAACTGCGCCTGTGGTAGCGTTTTTCGTTACATCTTTAAATCCGTTCTCCGAGCGAACTGGACCGTTAAAAGTAGTATTAGCCATGTGGATCTCCTGTCGCGGCTAGTGTCAGTCGCACCATGCGACTGTCAGGGATACCAGAACAATACAGGAGATTTATCCAAAAAGAAAGGGGCTACCTAAGTAGCCCCCAGTTTGGGAGGAGGTCATATGAAACCCTCCCTAACTATAACACAGATTACGCCCCGGGTGAACCGAATACGCAACGTGGGTCGCTAAAGCCAAAGCTGTAACGCTCACGCGCTTTAAAGCGCATGTTGCCTGTGTCGAAGTCTGCTTCCATGTTGGTAGACAGAGGAGTACGCTCAAAGTGGATCATTCCACGAGGCGCATCCGTCATGATGAAG